AACCTCGGCGGACGCCAGACCATAAAACTAAATCGCACATTGTAAAAGCTTGCGAAGGTGGTTTAGAAAAAATTATACGATTTGGTCAACAAGGTGTTAGCACAGCTGGTAAAAAAACAGATGCTAAGTCTAAAGCGCGTAGAGCTAGTTTTAAAGCTCGCCACGCTAAGAACATTAAAAAAGGAAAAATGTCTGCTGCATATTGGGCTGACAAAGTAAAATGGTAATTATGGAAAAAGGACACTACGGCCACTATACTGGCAACGCAAGACACTCACAAACTCCTGTAACAAAATACAATTACAAGGCTACAGAAAGAGACGATGCTGCTCATATAAGTTATTTAAAGCAAGACGTTAATTACGATGCTAAGCATGGTGGTAGCGATAAGCAAATGACTAATGACGAAAAGCATATATCTAAACTAGCTGGAGATATGAAGTACGATAAAAAACATCATAGTTAATAATTAAATATAATATAATGAAATCAAGAGGATTTGGAGATGACGTTGAAAAGTTTACAACAGCAACTGGTATTAAAAGTATGGTAGATACTATTTCAAAAGGTTTAAACGTACCTTGCGGATGCCAAGCTCGTAAAAACAAACTCAACCAAATGTTTCCGTATAATAATAAATAATGTCGTTTAAATTAGATAACCCACCTTACGTTATTGATAACACGCCTCTGTATCATACTCATTTAGAAGATGGTGTGCTAGGCAAAGCTCTTAATAATGGTAGTATACTTATGAATAAAGATATAAAAGATCCTATTCAGTATAAACAAGTGTTAGCTCACGAGAAGGGTCATATGTTCCAAATAAAAAATGGTGATCTAAATTATGATGATGAAAATGTTTATTATAAAGGAAAAACATATTCAAGAAGCAATATGAAAGAAGGTAGCAGCGCATTACCTTGGGAGGCATTCGCAAATGAATACGCTAAAAAAAATACATAAACTAAAACAAATATTATGCCTAAAATGAAACCTGGTAAAGATCAAGGCAATGCGGCTTTACCAAAACTTGGATCGCCTTGGACTTCTAAACATAGTCAAGATTTATTAAAATATAATGCCGTTGATGATCACGCCGCGCACCCAATGAGTATGCGAGGGCCTTTAGACAAGCATCACCCTATGAAAAAGTATGGTGATCCTATGAAAAAATATGGACCATTATCATCACACGGACCAGGTGGTTCACATCCAACTACAACATTGTCAAATGCACAAGCGTCTGACGAAGACTACGAAGTAGTTCCAGGATATGAAGGAAGACTTGGTGGTGAGTTAAAAGAAGTTGTTGTAACTGGACATGCTCAAACAAAAAAACAAAAACGCAAAGCAAAAAAAGAGGCTAGAAGAAATACTTACTCTCAAGCTGGAAATTTGTTAAGAGGAATAAATCCTTTTAGCACGAAGCATAAAAGAGTTAGAGCTAGAACTCGTTTAGGTCAAGATAGATTATTTTAATATGAAAAAAATTCTTCAATTTATAACTGGAGGTCTCATCAAAGATATAGGTAAAGTAATAGATGATCTAGTAACTACAGATGAAGAAAGACTCGAGGCTAAACTAAAAGTTGAAGAGCTGCTAGAGCAAGCAGACAAAGATGCTCAAGACCAGGTAACAGCGAGATGGGAGTCGGATATGAAGTCCGATTCCTTCTTGTCTAAAAATATAAGGCCCATGGTTCTTATATACCTTACCTTTATATTTTCTGTATTGGCATTTTTTGATGGTAACATAGGAGAGTTTTCAATAGCAGAGGATTATATACCTATATTCCAGTCGCTATTAATAACTGTGTATGGCGCTTATTTTGTAGGTCGTACGTGGGAAAAAGGTAAAAAAATAAGTAATAATAAAGATAACTAGTTAAATATATATTAATTAAATTAAATCAAATGAGTAAAGTTAAAAGTATAGAGAAAAAAGTAACTGAAGAGCAATTAAAAACAATTGTAGATCAGCAGAATAAAGTAGGGCAATTGCTTAAGCAGATTGGCTACGTAGAAAACGATAAGCACCAACTACTACACGAGTACGCTGGTGTTATTCAAGAAGTAGAAGCTTTTAAAAAAGAGCTTGAAAATGAATATGGAGCTGTAAATATTGACATCGCTACTGGAGTAATAACTCCTATTGAAACAAAAGAAGCGGAGTAAAATGTTAAACGTTATAAGAAAAATCAGTATAGGTTCTGATTATAAAAATGATGCTATGCACTATTCTGTAGGCCAAGAGGTTTATGGTGGTCATAAGATTTCTCATATTATATTTCAAGAGTCAGATAATTCTTATAACATACATATTAAAAAAAACAACGAGGTATTGCCATGGAAGAAATTTAATTCTAACATGGCTATATCTCTTGAGTATGATTTAGAATATTAATGAAAAGTATTTTTCAATTTATTGTTAAACCTATAGGTAATAGATATAACAATGAAATAAACATTGAAGATAAAGCGCTTATCATTAACGCTGGTATTGAAGATCACAAGTTTGTAAATAGACTTGCTGAAGTTATAGAAGTTCCAGCTGCTGTAAAAACCCCTATAAAAAAAGGTGATAAAGTAATAGTTCACTTTAATCTTTTTAGAAGATGGTACGATATTAAGGGTAATGAAAAAAATAGCAATAAGTATTTTAAAGATGATATGTATTTTGCGAGTTCTGAACAAATATATATGTACCAAAAACAAAACAAATGGTCTACAAATTCTGACTATTGTTTTGTAAAACCTATTTTAGAAACTTCTAATTTAAAGGGCGATAAATTAAAAAGCCTACGTGGTATACTAAAATATGGTAATAGTTCTTTAGAAGCCATGGGAGTTAATCCTGGAGACTATGTAGGGTTTAAACCCGGCAGTGAGTTTGAGTTTGTGGTTAATAAAGAACTTTTTTATTGTATGAAATCAAATGATATTGTTGTTAAACATGAACGTAAAGGAAACGAAACAGAATATAATCCAAGCTGGGCAGAGAGCAGTAGAGGAATTAATTAAGGTAGCTAAAGAAGCTATTGTTGATTCTGATGATGACATCTCAGCTGATCGTTTAAAAAACGCAGCTGCTACAAAAAAGCTAGCTATATTCGATGCCTTTGAAATACTTAATCGTATTGAAGAAGAAAAAGCTTTACTTAACGGTTCTAAAGAAACAAAAGCAAAATCATTTAAAGGCTTTGCTGAAGGTAGATCAAAATGAGTTATGAACAAACACTTGTAAAAATACTACCTGAATATATAAAGCCTAAGGTTTTAAAAAGAAACAACAAGTATAAAAAATGGACATACGGCTATGACAAAGAGCACGACGTTATAGTTATAAGTAACACAGGCGAAATAGGTGATGTATACGAAATACAAAATTTAAAAATAGCATTACCAAAACAAAACAATATACATACTTTTAATAATGACAAGTGGAGTAGGTTAAAATATCCTAAAAATCTTGATAAAATAAAAAGTGTATTTGAATGGAATCAAAAGCCTGAATATTTTAAAGAGCTTTGGTATGATTATATTGATAAAGAGTTTTCTAAAAGAGAACAAGGTTTTTGGTTCTATAATAAAGGCGTGGCTACTTACATTACTGGTACTCATTATATGTACTTGCAGTGGTCCAAGATTGATGTTGGGGCAGCAGATTTTAGGGAATCAAACAGATTATTCTTTATATTCTGGGAAGCTTGTAAAGCAGACACAAGATGCTACGGTATGTGTTACCTCAAAAACAGAAGATCAGGATTTTCATTTATGGCATCAGGCGAAACTGTTAACCTCGCCACAATATCAAGCGATGCGAGATTCGGTATCTTATCAAAATCAGGGGCTGATGCTAAAAAAATGTTTACCGATAAAGTAGTACCAATATCAATTAACTACCCTTTCTTTTTTAAACCAATACAAGACGGTATGGACCGTCCAAAAACAGAATTAGCGTATAGAGTGCCAGCGTCAAAGCTCACCAGGCGTAAACTTGATCAAGGCGAAAACCCCGAAGAGCTTGAAGGACTTGATACAACTATTGACTGGAAAAATACAGGTGATAACAGTTATGATGGTGAAAAACTAAAGCTGTTAGTACACGATGAATCCGGTAAATGGGAAAGACCTGATAATATATTAAACAACTGGAGGGTTACAAAAACCACACTGCGATTAGGTAGTAGAGTTGTAGGTAAATGCATGATGGGTTCAACTAGTAACTCTTTAGATAAAGGTGGTGAAAACTTTAAAAAACTTTATTATGATTCAGACGTTACAAAAAGAAACCGCAATGGACAGACTAAGTCAGGATTATATAGTTTGTTCATACCTATGGAGTGGAACTACGAAGGATTCATTGATACTTATGGAGTACCTGTATTCGACACGCCAGAAAAAGAAGTTGAAGGGCCTTATGGCGAAATCATTGACCAAGGTGTAATAGAGCATTGGCAAAATGAAGTAGATGGTTTAAAGACAGATCAAGACGGGTTAAATGAATATTACCGTCAGTTTCCTCGTACGGAACAACACGCTTTTAGAGATGAAGCTAAAGAATCTTTATTTAATCTAACTAAAATATACGAGCAAATAGATAACAATGAAGAAGCTAGATATTCTTCTTTATTAACTAGAGGAAATTTTCAGTGGCGTAACGGTGTTAAAGATACAGTTGTAGAGTTTACACCAAACAAAAACGGTAGGTTTTTAATATCGTGGGTACCACCTGTTAATTTACAAAACCGCGTAATAATAAAAGATGGAGTTAAATATCCTGGTAATGAACATATCGGTGCTTTTGGTTGTGACTCTTATGATATATCAGGAACAGTAGATGGTAAAGGGTCTAAAGGATCTTTGCACGGTCTTACAAAGTTTAGTATGGAAAATGCTCCTGCTAATAGATTTTTTTTAGAATATATAGCTAGACCTCAAACGGCTGAGATATTTTTTGAAGATGTATTAATGGCGCTAGCTTTTTACGGTATGCCAATACTTGCAGAAAACAATAAGCCAAGGCTATTGTATTATTTAAAAAGAAGAGGTTATAGGAAATTCTCTATGAATAGACCAGACAAGGTTTGGAACAAACTATCCGTAGCTGAAAAAGAAATAGGTGGAATACCTAACTCCTCAGAAGATATTAAGCAGGCTCACGCTGT